TGGCTATGTTCTTAGCGTGTCTTGCCTTAAATGACTTTCTTCTTGCCTTGTCTGCTTGCGACTCACCTTCTCTTGGTGGGCTACCTGTCATTCCTTGCTGACCAAAACGGATGGTCTTTACCTTATCTCCCTCTTTTGCCACAACTACATGGCTTTTAGTAGGGTGATTTGGTGTTCTTTTGGGTTTGTTAAATCCTGCTACACCGATTCTTTCTATGATGCCTGCTGCCTCTCTAATTTTCATTAGAACCTCTGTCTATAGAAAACGCTTGGCATTAAGCTATTACCAAATGCTTTTCTAACTTCTGTGCCAAACTCTCTGTTTTTAGCTAAATCTCTAATTGTGGCATCTATACCTGTAATGTCGTATCTTGCTGATCTGCCTTCGTATGGTGTACCCATAGCATATGTAATATCTTGTCCACCGCCTGATACACCTAATGCCATTCTTACTTTTTCATCTAAAGGTAATTCTGCACCTAATCTACCACCCATGCCAACACCTTTTACAGATCCTTGATTAAATGTAGACATTCCACCTTGTAGACTAATTGGTGATGGTTCATTCTTTGGCATCTCTGATGCAAAACCTAACAATGAACTTAATCTTTGTGTTGGCGATGCTTCTTGACTTGCAATTTTGTCTACAATGCTTTGTGTATCAATATTTGGCATACCTGGCGAACCCATATATGGCATCATTGCAAAAGATACATCTGATGGGTTTCTTTGTGGCATATCAATCATTGGTCTATCTGGCACAAAATTCATAGGCACATAATTCATTGACCTAAGTTTTTGGTTTGCTATTTCGCTTGCCGTTAAATCTTGTTGACCATAGCCAAGCAATCCCTCTAATCCAATGCTAAAGAGTAGATCGTTTAAATCCATTTACTTTTTGTATCGAGCAGACTTACCAGCTTCTGACAGCGCGATAGCAATAGCCTGTTTAGGGTTCTTAACCACCTTCTTAGACTTGCCAGAATGTAGCTTTCCTTCTTTGTATTCGCCCATTACCTTGCCAATCTTTTTTTCTGCCTTGGTCATCTTCATTTTTTGCCCTTTACAGGTTTAGCAGTTTTAGCTGCTTGTTTGAATGCTTTAGCTGTTGGTGCGCCTGCTGTACCTGGCTTACGCATTTTCTCGCCTGATCCTTCGGCAATGCGTTTTCTCTTTGCTGCGATATTACTGTAAAGACCCTGTTTCATTTTTTGACTCCATAAAAGTAAAGATCGTGTGTTTCATGTTGCGATGCAAACTCGTAAATACTAAACATACCTTCTACATTAAAGTCTTGTTCCGTTAGGTTTCTGTAGTAATCCCAAGGAATAAGTGGTGCATCGCCAGGACTTGTTCTACTTGTGCCATGCTCTGCTCTACCTGTTGTTGCACAACTAAATATCACAAGACCACCTTTTTTGGTCATCCTGTGCATATTCTCAAATGTTTCTTTCCAATACGGATTATGCTCAAAACACTCACACGATATGGTTGTATCGTAGGTTTCGTCTGGATCGTCTAGGTCTTGTCCTTGGCACACATAATCTACATCTTTACCTTCGCCTACATCTATACCTAAGTAATCACAATCTTGGAACAATATCCTAATCGTACCATTGATGTTTAGGCTGCCGACTTCTAATACTTTTGCTTTGTAGAAATTATTAGGATATGCACCCTTAATTACTTCTACAAATTGGAATTGTTGTGGATGAGCCACTAGTCCTCGTATTCTTCTTCCTCGCCGACAGCTTCCCAAGCCTGACAGCCATTTTCATCGGAACATACAAAGTCGAATATAGCACAATGACCCATGCCCTTACCTACTCCGCACTTGGTCATTTCTTCGCCTGTTTCGTAGTATTCGCAGGCTTTGCACTTGCCCTCACCATCTTTGCGCGCCCCATAATTGGCAGTCAAAATGGCTTTCTTCTTGTTGCCCTTGTTTATATCGGCATCCATTGTAGAGAGTGGGCAAGATTCGGTATCCGATTCCAATAGACCGCCCTCGGACTTTTCAGCCATCTTAGGCTCTTTGCCAAGGAGTCCAATCATTATTGACATACCTTTTTTTTCCATATTTCACCCAAAAAAAAGCCCTATTGCTAGGGCTATGAAGAAGAATCACTAAATTCTGGGTGCAATGACCCAAAGAAATTATACAATTGTTTATTAATTTTGTGAAGTAAACCATTGTTGATGTAGTTCCGGCATATTTGCTTTTATCCATTGCTCTGCCTCTCGGTGGTTCTTGCCATGATCCATTCCGATAGTTTGGCTGCCGACATGGTGGACATAAGACCGACTGACATAGTTTTTATATCCGTTTGCCCTTATTTCTAGGCATTGGATGTCATCCGAGAACCAGTTGATAGGCTTGTAGTCTACCCACTTGTCTTTGTGAATATAACCAAATAGAGGAGAAATAATTTCTGTGGGAATTATTTTTCTTTCTTCTACATATCGGATGCCTTCTCTTTCTTTGAAGGCTCGGATGTTTTGGTATCCACGAACATAATCAGACTTAGCCGATACCCATCCTGTATCCTCTGGCAAAAGTTCTACATCTGCCATCAACAATTCATAAGAACTAGGGGTTAATACTATGTCATCGTTTGCCACAATAACATCATCAAACATAGAGTAGGCACAATGGACTACTTGGTTATATGACTCCCCAAAATTATGACCATCATTCCGTATATTAATAGTCCTATGCCTAGGAAGGCTTAGATCGCTACCAGAGACGAAAACAGTAACATCTTGTGGCACATACTGGTCTATGCTTGCTAACAGCACAGGAAGGCATTTAGCCGTTTTTGTTGCTATTACTATCGGCACATTTCTCACAGACGAACCTTTCGTTAATCCCATGATTGTAGATCTCGAAAATCCCATTCTCGGTTGTCTTTCTCTCCTGACATCTTGAGCAGATCCGCATAGTTTTTAGATTTGGCTTTCTTGTCGAGTTGGTCTTGGAGTCGCTTTTTAGCATTGTGTAGGTCTGTCTCGAATCGTTTTGTAGATATTCTTAGATGATGGGCTAGTTGATTCTGACTAGCATAGGGATGGCTCACATATCGAGCTTTTAGTATCTTTCTTAGTTCTAAGGGTAAACCCTTAATTGCTTCTTCTATTATTTCACCATCTCGATTGTCAGGTTCGTAGTGCGGTTCTTCTGGTGCGTATAGGTTGCCTAATTCGGGAATATAGTTCTTTTCAAATGATCGACAAGTAGAGTCTGGCTGTGGAATAACTGATCCAGAAACATACCAAGCCCAGTTTCGTAAGCGGTCATCTAGTGTCATTCACATTCCTGTATTTAAATAACTATATAATTGTAATCAAAATTTCTGTATTATTTCAATATCTTAAAGAGAATATATGAAAAATCAGTTCGGGTTTTATTTAACAGACCAACAGTTTGCAGATAAATGGAAAGAGTTTCCTAGTCCGATGTTAATGGCTAAAGAAATTAAAATGACCCCTAGAGCCGTACAGAATAGAAGAAGATCTGTAGAAATAAGACTAGGGATTAAATTAGAAACAGAAATCAATCTTAGAGACGAACACAATAAAAAACAAAAAGAAGAACGATTAGCCAGGTTAAAAGAAGAAAGCGAAAACCGAATAGAGCAAGCACCAATCTCAGTTAGAAGGGGGACAGCACTTGATAAAGGTCGTATTATTGTTTTTAGCGATGCCCATTTTTATCCTGATGATACTACTACAGCTTATAAGGCTTTGCTTAAATTTATTGAATACTTTAAGCCGAACATTATTGTTAATAATGGGGATTCCTTTGATGGTGGTTCTATTAGTCGTTTTCCTCGTATTGGTTGGGATAAGAAACCTACTGTTCAAGAAGAACTGGAAGCAAACAAGTTCTACTTAGGAGAGATAGAAAAGATAAGACCAGCAGGATGTAGACTTATTTGGTGTCTTGGTAATCACGATGCCCGATTTGAGACTATGCTTGCTGCACAAGCCTCTGCTTACGAGGGTGTACAAGGGTTCTCGCTAAAAGACCACTTTCCTTTATGGGAAAATTGTTGGAGTTTCTGGGTAAACGATGACACAGTTATTAAGCATCGGTTTAAAGGTGGGCGATACGCAGGTTATAACAACGCTGTAGCAGCCCAAACAAACATCATTACAGGTCATACCCATGTTTTAGCTTGTCAGCCCATTACAGGCTATGCAAAGACGATTTGGGGTGTACAGACAGGCACACTAGCCGAACCAAATAATATGCAATTTGCAGACTACACAGAGGATTCTCCGAAAGATTGGAGATCTGGTTTTGTTATGTTGTCTTGGGATCGAGGCAAGATGCTTATGCCAGAGATGATCCAGGTTTGCGGAGAGGATGAAGTAGAGTTTAGAGGTGAGATTCTAAAGGTATGAAACTAACCTCCACCATCTTAAAGAATATCTACAATATGCTTGTGGTGTGTGAGCCTTTTGATAAGTGGAATATGCCACTAGCAGAACAGATTAAGTTTGTCGTTGACTATGATCCAGACACAATGGCTACCTACCTGTACGATGATGGCGCGGACAAATATGAACACATCATCACAATATCAGCAGCTAGAAATGGCTGGCTTGAAACAGCGACCAGAAGTATGGCACATGAAATGATCCACGCTAGTAGGTGGAACACTTCTACTTGTGCCTGGACTAAGCACGATAAGACTTTTAGATACAGAGCTAAGTTAGTATCAGAATCTCTAGGGTTTGATCCACTAGAGCTTTAAATTTTAATTAACCACCTATCTTTAGGTTTAGTAACATTGGCTGTCAGACCTAAAGTTTTAACAGATTCTTTAAAAGATAAACCTGTTTTAAGTTGATGATGTCTTGGTATTCTGCGATGAATAAAACCACCATTTTTGTCAATAAAATGAACTTCTGGTCTTGTAACTCCTAAGTGCATGAAGTTTGATGCTTTATAAATTCCACCATTATGTTTATGTTCAGGATCACTAAAAGAAACAACAAATTTATATTGCATCTTTTTAAGTTTTTTATGGCAAATACTTAAAAATTTAGTTAGTGGAAAATTATCATTTCTTGGTTCTTTTCTACATAATCTTTTAAGTTCAACTAAATTATCATCAGTAATTTCAAAATTAGTAATTTTTGATAAAAATTTAGATTGATAAGTATTAACACCAATGCCATAGTTGGCAACTGCATACAAATCGTTTTCTAAAAACCATCCAAAAAATATATTTTGACCAGCAGGAACAATTTTGCTGTAGTGCCATGTTTCAATAAATGCTTTTGCATCATGTAAAGATATTTCTAATACTTTTGGTGGTTCATCTACAAAATACCCAAAATCAAAAGCATTTTGTTTGCTTTTCATTTAATCACCCCAATATATCCCCGTTCAAAAAGTTCACCAATGGTTGCGCGGTGCGCACTCTCCCACATCTCAATCCTTGCGACTTTCGTAAGTGTGCATGACTGATCGACCTCCGCATGGCAGCGATAACACAGGGTCGCAATACGATAATCATGCGATTTAAGTCCTCTACCTTTACCATCGAGAAGCTGATTGCTATGGGCTGCAACACAAGTTCCATCTTCTATCCCACAATGTTGACATGGTAATAGTCTAGCAACTTCTAGCAGTTTTTTGTTTCTATACATTTACCGCTTTGGTATAGGCTTGGATGCGTTTAGCTACAACGACCAGTTCCTCTGATGCCAATAGTGCTTGTTTGTATTGGTTCTTCAACATACTGTCGTGATACTCTCGTTCTAGTTTTTTTAGTCTTAGCACTAATTCTGCATAATCAATCATTAATGGTTTCCTTCTAGTCCTGTTTTTTTATTTAATTCTGCTCTGAGCATAGCATTTTCTTCTCTTGTTTTCTTTAGCAACTGAGATAAATGGTGTGCTGTCTTTAGCATCTCTTTATACCTATTTAGGTATAAATTGTAGTTTGTAGAGTCCACTATTTTGTACCAATCTTTATAGAAATGTATACTATGAGAAACACAATTAATGCCCAGATGTAGACAAAGTCGCTATCTAGCATGATTATCTACAGATCGGTTAGTAGCCTCTAGACTGCGCCATATCTCGACTTTGAGTTGTGCAGCAGTCAGCATCCATTTGATCTTTTCCTCGCACTCCACAGCCTCTTTTAAGCCCTCTAGTAGCCCGATATACTCTGGGTCTGCATACGCATCTACTTCTGCTGCTGCGACAGACTTAGCCGATGATTTAGACATAAGGATACTGCGCTTAGATTTTAGGAAGTTCTCTAGGTAGATTCTGTTTGCCTTGGCTTTAGCAAAATCACCTGAATACTTCATTATGTACTCTACTGCTTTGGTTGGTTCTATATCCATTTTCCCCATTCTCCCTTATTACCTTTTTGCCATTGGTCTGCAAATAGATTTAGTAATTGGCTATCGATTTGGTATTTCGATAGATATTCTCTAAACTTCTGCAAACCCCAAACTGCTCTCCATTTACATAGTTGCCGTACTGCCGATCTTTGCCGAAAGTCTGGATCTGAATTGGGCAAAAGTTTCTCCTGCATATGGGTTTAATCCTAACTCTCTGCCTTTAGCCAAAGTAAGTTCATCGCTTGCATACCAAGGCAATGGTGGTTTTTTGTTTTGCTTTTCTTCAATAACAATCTCGTCAAAAAAGCGTTGATTGTTTAGCCAGGTGCTTGCATGAGGTATGTAGTCTAACTCCGTACCTTTAGCTGTCCAATACTTACGATGCTCTACTATTGCCTCTAGTGCCTTTTGCTTGTGATCGTCTGGCATTTTTTGCCACGATCTTTGCGCTGTTAGTTTTCCTACTTTTCTTGGGTACTGCGCCCAAAACAGATTGAACTCCATCCCTTTTCCCTTTCATGTTTTCTATTGCCTTCACCAACATACTTTCTAAACCATGTTGCAACAACATTTTATGACCCTGACTATCAAACACTACTTCTACATTAGCAGAGCCATCTATGTTTTCTCTAATTCGTTTGATCTGTATCAGCATCCATCCATACCTTTATGTTTTGATTAAAGTCTGCTTTCATAAGAACTGGCTTATTTAAGCAATCTAACATTCTATACAAAGTCTCTTTTACTTCTTCTTTATTTTCTCCCATTACACCAACACCTCTTGCTGTATACATATAAGGCTCATGGTTCTTATCGTAAAAAACCTCGCACACTTCGACCCAAGGTTCTCCATCGTTCTCGTCTGAAAAGTCTACCACTCTATGATTCCAATGCATTATTTACTCGCCAAGATGTAGAGACCAACATTACTAAACGCATACCCTGTATATACAACTGCCATAGGCACATTGCCCTTTACTCCTTGCTCAATCCCAATATAAAGGTATATCAAGCCGGTAACAATGATAAGCCAAGCACTCACTTTTTCTTTCTCAACTCTATATGCTTTTGTAAAATATACCAAAACTTTGATTTGATAATCATTTTTTCCCCTTTGTGCATGAAACTTTAATAATCTTATACGAGTTCTACAAATAAGTCCTAAGTGTTTTCCCTAATCCATTTATTTCTGTAGATTTGGAGAGCTTCTGTATATCCGTTAATTTGGTAAATGTCATGCGTTCCTTGGGTAAAGTGGGTCAGCATCCTGTAGCCATCTTTTATACAGAAATTGTTTAGCCCTTGGTCTGCCATCTGTCGGCAAATATCCTGATCGTACAGGTGATAGCCTGGTATAGACTCATCAAACCGAACATCTTGACAAGTAGCCAACATAAGTCCGTCTAAGTGTAAACAGAACTGTTTGCCATCGCTAAAGTACAGTATTCCGCTACGAGGGTCTATTACGCTACCAACACATTGTCCTTTCCACCAAGGAGATGCCTCTGTCTGGCTGCCTATAATTCCTACCATGCCTATATCCTCGACACAGTAGGCTAGTAGGTTCATCTTAAGTAAGTGTGGATTAGTAACAATAATGTCGTGGTGGATAAAGCATTTTATCTTGTGTTTAGCTCTGTCTATGCCTGTGTTATACCCTTGTGCAATAGACTGTGGTTTTTCTACCACTACAATCTCATCATCGTCTTGTAGAAGTAATGATTTAAGTAAACATCTCTCTAGGATAGAAAGATTATGGGTACAAACAATGTAACTTATAGATTCCATAAACAACCTTTAGGTAATGTTTATATAACAATATACAACTTGTAGGTAATTATTTAAATAACTATATATTTTGTATATATTTAGACAATACTCTACTTTAGGTGATATGCCTTATCAACCTGATCCATCTGTTACCAGACTAATCCTTCCTAAGATAATGTTCAATCATTTGTAGACTTATATATCACCCTTGAT